TGCAACCTCAACAGTTTCTTCTGCTTTAGCTTTTTTAGCCATGATATAATAAAATTAAATAGTTAATAATAAAAACCTTGAGGCCGCAATACGCGACCCCAAGATTTTAAAGTATAATTAAGCAGTAAACAATACGAAGTTGTTTGCTCCTTGTACAACCAAACATCTTTCAGAAAGGAAGTGTACTTCCATTGCATCAAGATCTGAAGTGTAAGCTCCTCCTACAGAACCAGTGATCCAGTTTTTCATTCTACGATCGTCAGCTTGTGAAGCTCTATAACGAACATGTAAGAAAGGTCTACGGATATTAGTTCCTAAGATTTGATCGTAAACAGTTGAAGTTCCAGCTGGTACTAAAACACCATCAATGCCTGACTTAGTTAATCCACCACGAGTAGAAGCATCGTTCAAATATTTCCAATCAGTTTTGTAGAAATCGTAAGATCCTCTACGGAAACCGCTAAATCCAAGATTTAAAGCCATTTCTTCAGAGTTTTCAAACAATCCAAAAGAACTACCACCTTGGTAAACTGCACCAGCACCACCAGGAGCACCTACAGCAGCTAGCATGTCATCAAAATCTAAAGCTGTTTGACGATTCAAGAAAAGCATATTTTCTTCAATAGCTCCTTGAGTGTCTAAGTTCTTTAAAATTGAATCAAATTCAGCTAAACCAGCAGCGGCTGTAAATCCAGCTAAAACGTTTCCACGATCTTCGATAGCAGCAAAAAGACCTTCAGTTCCTTTTACGTCAGCTCCAAGAGTAGATAAGCCATTTTTAAGTTCACCTTCAACTACAGACATTTCTAGGTAATCTTCAAAACGTAGTCTTGTTTCAGACTCAGCTTTTAAATACCATAAAAATCCTCCAGTTCCATCTTCAGTAGCAACTTCTACCCAACCGATCTGAGCAGTGTCAGAACCATTAATAGCATATTTATCTTTAATGATAATTGGAGAGTTAGAATACTGAGTAAAAGAAGGAGTTACAGAAATTCTATCGTTATCTCTTGTTCCTTTTGCATATTCAGAACCATATACAAAGATTTTAAGAGCAGGTCCACCAGTTACTAAATCAACTTCATTAGCACCAGGTCCTGTTCCGTCAAGAGCTTCTTGAGTATAAGGTTTCACTGTCAATACGCCAGCACCTAAACCAGATCCTGGAGTAGCTCCAGAAGCCTCAACATAACATTTTAGCTCATCTCCATTAGTACCGTTAGTTACTACAATTGTAGATCCTGGAGATACTACGTTTTCTACTAAAGTTGCTCCAGCACCACCAACAGGGATAGTTAAAGTAGAAACTTTAGCTCCAACAGCTCCAGCAGTTGTAGCAATTACGCCATTATAAGAAATGTGTAATCTGTTTTGTTCAGACCATACAACTTGGTCAGATGTCATAGGCATTTCAGCGCCTACCATTCGTAAAAATCCAGATAACGTTCTGTTTCCATAACGCTCTACCTCAGCTTCGTAGATTTCTGGTAAATATTGCTGAGCAAAATCACTCGTACCGTTTGTAAAGTTCAAATAGTTTGAGTCTAGTGTTTGTTGTTTCTGCGATGGAATAATACTTCCAAACGCAGGTGCTACATTAGCCATAATTTTTTAGTTTTAATTTTTAAATTTTTTAATTCTAAGTTTTGTAGAATCAGCACCACTAATAGATTTAACTCTTAATCCATTAATAAAAACATTTCCATTACTAGAAGGTCTAGCTTTAGTATCGCTTAAGTTTTTTGAGTTATCAACAACTTGTTTAACAGCGTCAGCTTTTCCTTGTTCATAAAAATGAGATGCAATGCGATCTACATTTTCAGCAGCATACATAGCTTTATGATATCCTTTATAATCACTAACAGCACCGTTTGAATCAAGGAACTTCCCGATTAGGTTATTAATGTTTGATTGTCTATCTGCAACATTTTGTGTATTTTGAATTTTGTATCTATATTTCTTATCACCGACACTGATATCGAAACCTTCGAAATCTTCAGTAAAAAGCTTTTTAGTACCTTGTTCAAAAATCTTCCTGTGCTGCTCAGCTTGTTCTTGCTCCTTATTATATCGATTGAAAAAGTCCATAGCTTTTTGAGCATCAGGATTTACATTTGATTTCAACTTGATATCAGCGTAGTATTTTTCCTTAGTGCTTTCCAAAAAGTTTTTGGCTTTTGCAACTTCTTCTTTAAACGCAAGTTTCTTTTTGCGTATATCTTTGTCCTCATCTAAATCTTCATCATATTGAAAATCTTCTAATAATAAATCAACGTCTGAATTATCTAAATAAGGTTTTTCTTTTTTTTTTTTTTCTCTTAATAAAGTAGTATCATCTATGCTAGAATAATCTGCATTAAGTCTAACATAATCTTCAACTGTTCCACCTGTTTCTTGCATAAAAGAAACTAATTTTTCAATGTTTTCAGGTAATTGTCTACCTAAAACTTTTTCATCTCTTACAGCTTCTTTTAATTCTTGCTTTATTTCAGCAACTTCTTCAATTATTTCTATAGGAGATTCTACTGTTTCTTCGGTGGTCCGTACTTCTTCAACCACTGCTTCGCTGTCGCTACTGTCTTTGGGTTCTTTGACAATAACATCGCTATCATTTGTCTCTTGTGCTTGAATGGCATCTTCTTGTGTTTTTTCTTCTTTAGGTATAACAACTTTTGTTACCTCTTGCTCAACTTGTTTTTGCTCGACTGGTTCTTTAATTTGTACTTTTACAACCTCGTCTTTTTTAACTAGTTTTTTTGGTGTTGTTTTCTTTTTACCTTTTAAAGAAAACTCACCCTCTTGTTTTACTTCTGTTGACATAATATAATATAATTTAAAAAATGTTATAGCATTACATAAATGCTCCTAAACCTTGATTTGGTTCGTTTTCAAAGTTTATTGGTAAGCCGTCGTTTTTTCTTTGACTTATCATTTCACTTTGTTGTGTTGCTTGTATTTTTGTTCTTTTATCTTTTCTATCTTCTATAAATTGCTCTTTTTGTTTATCAACTTGCACTTCCATTTGCTTTAATTGCATGTCGTATTGGAACTGTCTTTCCATTTCCATTTGTTTTATTTGAGCAGCTGTTTGCATTTTTTGCAACTCCATTTCTTGCTTAGCTTTTTCGATGCTTACCTTACTAGAAGCTAATGCCTCTTGTTTTTGAACTTCAGCCATAGCTGTTCTTTCAGCTGTTTGAGCTTGAGCGTCTGCTTGTGCAGCAATGTTAGCTTGTTGATTAGCTTGATCTCTTTCTAGCTTAACCTTACGCTTTATTTTAAGCATTTGATTAGCTAGTTTTAAATTCTTTATCTGACGTATATCTATAGCGTCTTCTAAGTCAATACCTCCTGATTGTAATGCAACTTGTATGTTTTGTTCTAGCTGAGCTTTTTCTTCTTCATCTGGCTCTAATTCTAAAAATATACCAAAATCGTGAAGATTTAAGTTTACAACTTCATCTAAAGATTTAACATTAAAAGTTGATATAGAATTTTTTAACGACTCTCTTGTTAATGGAAAACGCAATGCGTCAGCTATTTTTAAAGAAACATTTTCAGCTAGTTTAAGAGTAACAAATAAACTAGACTGAACAATATGTCTTGTAGCTACATTTGAAGCGTTAGCAGCAAGTTTCTGTAACCCTACAAGAGTAGATTTATCAGGCGTACTACCATCTCTAGCTTCGTTTAATCCCGTCACGTCGCGTATCATCTGTAAATAATATTGATACGTTTGTATTAAACTTTGTATTTTACCATAACCATTAGAGCTGTTAAGTTCTTGAATAGGCACTTTGCCAGGATTCATATCACCGTCTTGTGTAAGTGATCTACCTACGATAGAACCTGTTTGAAAATACATATTTAAAGCTTCAGCTGGATTATAATTTGTTCCATTACCTAAATCAACTTCTGCTAAACCGTCCATATCAAGATAAACACCATCTGGCACCATACGTGATAACACTTGTTGTAGCTTTAAATGAGTTATTTGAATCATATCAGCAAAACCTATACACTTACCAACTATTGACTCTATTCTACCTTTGTACATTCGTGGCGCACAAATAGCATAATTCATAGCAACTTTAGTAGTGTCAGCATATGGTCTAGACATGTTTTCAGCTAGCTCCCACTTTAACATAGTGTCTGTACCTAAAACAACAGCGCCATTATATAAAACCTCTATAGTTCTAGACACTCTTTCAAAGTTATCATTTTCTGGTGGATTAAATGTATCTGGCTTTTCAATAGCTTTCATTAATCCTTGATCAGTTTGCTTTATTTTAAATACTTGATTATGATATGTTTTATAATCAAAATATAAAATTTGAACAGTATTTTGGTCGTACTGACCCCAGCCTGTTATGTAAGATTTATTACCAGGCATATTTTGTATACGCTCTAATTCAGAATCTGATATATTTGGAAACTCTTTTTTAAGTTCTGGTATTGTTATTGATTTAACCTCACCAACATAATATATGTCTTCAAAGTTAGGATCTTCTGTGTATGAATAAACCATATATGCAGGATCTACGTAATCTACCTTTACACCTTCAGCGGTATTAAAACTAGTTTTTGCAGCAGCAATACCTAATACGGTCAAATCCATATTAATTCTTCTTCTTACAAGATCATATTTGTTTTGAGCAAAAACACTCGATATAGTTTCTTCTTCTGCTATTTCTATTGATTGTTTATAGCTAAGTTGCATTTTAAGCTCCAACTCTTCTTTAGACTCAGGAACAATATTTGGATCAGGTGATTGATAAATATCAATACCTAAAACATTTTTAACCTCTTCAATATATTCTTTAGCTATCATATCCTCGTAAAGCTTAGAAGCGTAATCAGTTCTTTTCTTTACTGATTGAGGATCTTGAGCGTAAGCCTTAATATCATATGTTTTTTGAGATATACCGTTTACTACGATATCTACAAACTTAGATAAAATTGGAACTGGTTTCCAGTCTAAATTTAAATAAGATAAATCACCGTTTATAGATAATTCATCTTTATACTTTTGTATTGATTGCTCACCTCTAGCATAAAGTCTTAAATTGTGAAAGTTATTCCAATTGGTTAAATATCTATTACCGTTAGTTCTACCTTGTCTAAACCACTCGTATTCTATGGCCTGGGCAACTTGCCGTCCATAATCAAAAGTGCCTTTTTCTTCGTTACTTACAACTTGACTAGGAAAAGAACTGTTGTTATTAGTGTAAACCATTTAACTTATAATTTTTGATGTATATCCCCTGTTGTCATATCTTTTTATACCTAAATCCACAGGTTCTTTTTTTATTTTATTTATTGGTGTGTACCTATGTTTATTACATGCCATAAGCGCTAAACCAGAACTTATAGAAGCATCATGAGACGTTCTATTATTTATATTAAACTTAGCCCAGTCTTCTAGCGTTCTTTGAAAATACA